CGAAGCTCTAATTGCGATAACAGTGGCTCTTGTTTCCTCCAACGGTCTCTGGCTGTATTTCAGCAAGCGATCCGACAGGAATGATGCCACCACCAAGCTTATGCTTGGACTAGCGCATAACCAGATTATCGACCAGGGTATGATGTACCTCGATCGAGGTTATGTGACCAAGGACGAATACGAGGACTTCGTGAAGTACTTATATTATCCTTACGCTGTCTTCGGGGGCAACGGTCTCGCGGAGAAGATATTCAAGGAGGTTACAAACCTCCCCATACGAAGAAAGGAAGACGATGACTGACAAGGTCTACAACGTTCTAAAGTATTGCGCGCTGATCGCGATCCCTGCGATCGGTACGTTCTACACCACGGTGGCTTCGCTGTGGCAGTGGCCATACATCACGGAGGTGAGTGGTACGATTCTCGCGTTTGATACACTGCTCGGTGCCTTCGTGGGTATTTCCTCGGCGCACTACCAGCCGGAGCCGGATGGGGTTCTTCACGTGAACCCGAACACGAAGGAAACATATGCTGCTCTTACTACGCCTACGGAGAACGTCCTGTCGAACGGGACGATGCTTCTGAAGGTCCAGAAGAGTCCGGACATGTGACGCGAAAAAAACTAGGGGCATAATGAGATCTACAGAAAGGAATTCTCATGTCTGATGAAAAACTCACCATCGACGACATCGAACAGGACCTCATCAATCAGGTCTACGGCCTCGACGCCGACAACGAAAAGACCACCATCGCTATCGAAAACCTCAAGACGATCCACCAGATCAATGAAAAGCCCGAACCGGTTTCTCGCCGTCTGGTCCCGTCTGGGGATTCGATCGTAGGTGCTGTCTGCTCGATTGCGGGCGTCCTTGCCGTGCTTAATTATGAGCAACTGCATCCGCTTGCGTCCAAGGCAGTCGGTTTCATCACCAAGATCCGCCTCTAGACCAAAACTTAAGGACTCCTAAAAAACAGGGGTTCTTAAGTTTTTCGCACACATTACAGGGTCTATAATGAGACATATATCGACTCTGAAAGGAATTGCCATGTTCATCCTGCCCGCTATCCTCGCCGTTCTTAACGTGCTCGCTCTTGCTCTTTATGTCTACAAGGATATTGTAGCCCGCAAACACGCGATCGCTACTCTCAACACTCGTATCGAAGAGGCAAAGGAGATGAAACGTAAGATCGCCGGAGACTGGTACCGGAACACCAAGACCTCCAAGAACTGATTCCCAACTCCTATAACCCCAAACAAGGGTTATAGGTTTTTGAGTTCGCAAGAATAGCGTGGCCTATAATGAGACTACAACCTACAGAAAGGTCCCGCCATGTCCATTGTAATCATGCTGTTTATCGCACTGATTTCGTTTCTGCTTTACCGCGACTACAAGGCCGAACATCGTTTCTATCTGATTCGAGAAGCGGTCAACAAAGCTTACGACAACGCAGATCCGGATCTGAATCACGATACACTCGACGAACTCATCACGGATATCTGGGAAGCTATGTACAGAAACTAGCGCTCCTCTCATAACCCACAAGGGTTATGAGGTTTTCGCATAACTTACATGGTCTATAATGAGAATACATCAACTCTGAAAGGACCAACCATGCTCATCGCACTTAGCATCATCCTCTCGTTCATTCTCTCCAGAACCCTCGTCTGGATTTGGAATCGTATCCAAGTCGTTAACAACGAACTCGAAATCATCGAGTCCAATGCTAACGCACTCAAGTACACCATCCAATTCCTCCGTGGCGTTCAGGAAGACGAAACGATGACGCTTAACGAGAAGTTTCGTGCAACCTTCAACATCTGATTAACTCGATCCTATAGCCCTCAACAAGGGTTATAGGCTTTTGAGTCGCACACTAAACATGGTCTATAATGAGAAGACAAACAACTCTGAAAGGAACTCTCATGACCCTCAAGACCGCTCGTCGCGTTTTCTTTGTAACCGCCGCCGCTTCGCTCGGACTCACCTTCGTTATTCAGAAGGCATTCGAGCACTACTACGGTGACGAGTTCACTGAATGCTCGCGAATGATCCGCAAGGCTCAGTTCGGATTCTGACCAAAGATTCATCCACTCACTCCTATAACCCCTAACAAGGGTTATAGGTTTTTTTTCTAGAAGGAGCAACCATGGCTATCACACCCATTCCCAACGCGTACTACCGCTGCTGCAAGGTCTTCGACTTCGACACCGTTTGCAATATCATGCGCGAGCTCAAGCCTAACGGCTGGGGCGTGTATGGCAACATCATCGACGACGCCCGTCTCCGCACACTCGCTGACTTCATGGGTAAGTCGTTCAACAGCACGGGCGGTAGCATTGAGGTCGAGTCTCGTCCGGTAGAACTCCAGTTCTCCGACGAAGAGTTTAAGGACTACGAGACGAGGTACCGTTTCACCTGTGGCAATAAGGTTACCTCAACCAGAATCAGGACTGAAGATCCCGACTTCGTATTCCACGACAATGAAGGCGTTCGTCGACTTCTGTCCTGGGAGGAGTGGGATCAGCACGGACCTACCCACGTTATTCTTCCTCTCCGCCTGCTTCAAACTGAAGCTCCCGAGATGTTCGATGTGAACATTCTCTTCACTGCCTCCACGGAATCGGTCATGCTTATCAAGACCGAATCGAGGAAGGCTCCCATTTTCGTCTGCCGAGTGAACGGACTGATCTGATGCCTGTTGTCAAGCCTATTGAAAATTTCAAAAACACACTCTCAGTCACCACCGGGGGTCGATTCGGCATCTTTGTCGACGGCCCCTTGGATGCTCTGAGGATCCACAGTGTTGTCGACACGATCCAGAACGTCGACCCGGATTGCAACCTACAGCCCACGGTCATTCTTCCGACGTTTCCTATGATCACTCGAGCGCATGGCCTTAGTTACGTGGATCTCGTATATGAAGATCCTCAAACCGGCGCTACCCGGATTCTCTACAACTCGACGCTCCACGGCCCTATCCAGGGTGTTCCTTGGATCTTCAACCGTGCCGTCATCCTCCCTACGTATCTCCACGAGGGAGGCGCAGGACCCTGCTTCAATGTCTGCTTCGTCTTCTGCGAGCAGCAAGTCGGCGCCGAGGTCATCGCTCGAAAAGAGCCGATCGGCACCGAAACCATCTTCATTTCTCTCGACAGTCTCCGCAATACTCAACTCTGAAAGGCAACTCTCATGATTACCCTCATTTTCCTGCTCTTCGTCATGCTCGGATTCCTGGCATTCCTGGTTATCTGGGAGCCCATCGCCAATCTTCTCAAGTCGCGCGTGATCGCCGGTGGTATTCTCGGATTCCTCCTCGCGAAGTACCTCAACAAGAAGGACAAGGGCGATCTCTGATGTCGGATTTCTACCTCATTTCTGCAATCACACTATGGTGCCTGCTGCCTGCGGTGGCAGTAATCTGGGCCATTAACCGCTAAACAAGGAGAAGCACATGATCAACATCGATTTCAAGACCTATGGACGTCTCGCTGGGGCGTTCCTCCGCAACAACTCTCAGGTTATTCTCGCAGCGTCTGCGCTCGCGGGGGTTGTCAGCACGGCCGTGACAGCTGGCAAGGCTCATGTCAAGGCAACGGATATTCTCCGAGAGGAGTTCCCTGAGGGAGGGTGGAAGTTCACGGATGCGTTGCGTCTGACGTGGCAGTGTTATCTCCCAGCCGCCATTTCCATCACGGCTACGTCTGCCGCCATCATCGGTGGCACGGTCCTCAGTGAGCGACGCTATGCAGCCATGGCAGCTGCGTACACTGTCTCACAGGATGTCCTTGAGAAGTACGAGGACCGGGTCAAGGAGCTGACCGGCAAGAAGGGGGAGACCACAAGGTCTACCATCGCCAAGGATATTATCGAGGAGAACCTCGAGCGTCCTAGCAACAAGAACGTCATCATCACGGGTGACAATGTTCTGATCTCGGACTCATATTCCGGTAGGGTATTCCCCTCGACCATCACCAAGGTCCAGAAGGCACTCAACCAGATCAACTCTGATCTGATCAATGGTATTTCCTCCGTTTCGCTGAACGAGGTCTACCAGTGCCTTGGACTCGAGCAGATTTCCATGGGCGATGAGCTCGGATGGTCTAATGGCACTACAATCGAGGCTGATTTCACTCCCACGATGCTCGCGAACGAATCTCCGGCACTTCTCATGGCTTTCAAGCCTGCTCCGGTCACTGATTGGTTTAAGTACTCGTACTGAGTCGCAAACCAAACATGCTGTATAATGAGACATATTCACAACTCTGAAAGGAACTCTCATGTCTGACGAAAAGAACCTCCCCATCGAAAACAACAACTCCGTCGAAGACGACTCGCCGATCATCTCGATCAACACCGCCAAGATCAAGAAGCTCGCTGCGAAGGCTCTGCCCTATGCCATCACTGGTGCAATCACCATTGCTGCTATGGCCACTGCCGCCGCACTGGCTTCTTCCTCTGACGACGATGTTGATCCGATCGTGATCGACAAGAACGACATCGACGAGGGTCCGATTGAACTCGATGATGGCACGTTCCTCAACGTTACCCTCACTGAGAACCCCGAGACCACCGAAGACTGATCCTCATACCCTAGCACCCTTAACCGGGTGTTAGGGTTTTTTCAACCCAAACAGAAAGGCATACCAATGCAGAAGCTTACAGTTACCTACGAGAACTTCGACGGTGAAAACGTCACAGAGGATCTGTACTTTCATCTGAACATCAAGGAACTCCAAGAAATGGAGAACTGGGATCCGTCGCTCACGGAGCGCATCGCTAAGCTCACCAAGACTGAAGACGGTAAGGACGCGTTCAACCTCATGCGGGATATCATCGAGACCGCCTATGGCAAACGTGCGTCGGATGGCAAGCGCTTCCTGAAGAGCCCCGAGATTCGGAATATGTTCACCGAGGGTCTCGCATACGACGAGGTCATTATCCAGTTCCTCGATGGCACCACGGATCTCGGTAAGTTCATCGAAGGTCTGATCCCGAAGAAGGTCTTCGAGCTCGCCAAGAAGAACTCCAAGAAGGATGTCGAGGAGTACCTCGCCAAGTATGACATCGATCCGAAGCTCGCCGACGAAGCAGCTGCAAAGATCACGGAGGGTTCCACGCAGAAATAACTTAGTGTATAGTGAGACACCAAACTATCCGAAAGGAATCATCGTGAAGATCCAAGAATTCACCCCCGCAACCGTCACTGGTATTGCTGCGTCATTTTGCTCCGGCGTGGTTGTCCGCACGACTCTTCGTGGAGTTCTCGCTGCCTGTGCTCCCATCAATCCTGTTATTAGTTTTGTTGGGGTCACTGCGCTGTCGATTACTATCGAAGACCGGGTGGCCAATTATGTCGCCAGGGTGACCCAGGAAACTATCGACGCTGTCAAGAACTCTTAGAACAAATCCGAAGACTCGAAGTATTCTGACCTCAAGCCCTAGGCCCTCTGTATTCGTACAGGGGGTCTAGGGTTTTTATTTTTCGAAGGAGTACACATGAGCGTGCCCATGAGACCCGAAGGCACCTATCCATCTAATTCTGACAAGTCGAAAGATATCTCACCTGTCGCCAAGGCTCGTGTTAAGCGCGAGTCGACAACCAAGAAGGTTATTGGTGAGATCATCAAGGAGGACGCTCGCTCTGTCGGCGAGACAGTCCTTTGGGATGTTGTCGTACCGACTGTCAAGAATCTTATTTCAGACGTAATCACCCGTGGCATTGACTCGATGCTGTATGGTGATTCTCGTCCTACACGTTCCCGGTCGGGGTATTCTGATTATTCAGGATATTCGCGCCCAAAAGATCGACGAGATCGCCCCGTTGAAAGACGCGAACGGCGATCCTCTCGTATTTCGGAGCCGGAGCGTAACGAGATCATTTTCGACACGCGCTCCGACGCGAGCGACGTCATCGATCGGATGAGTGATCTCATCGACCAGTATGGCCAGGCTTCCCTGGCTGACCTGAATGCGCTTATTGGCGCATCATCCAATTTCATTGACGATAACTGGGGCTGGACCGACATGGGCAGCTTCAATATTCGTCAGGTTCGTGACGGCTTCCTGCTGACTCACGACGAACCCATCTCGCTCAAGCAGCGCTGATACAAACCAAACACACAACTCTGAAAGGGTTTCACACAAATGTCCATTTTCCACAAGTTGGCACGAGTCGTCGTCAAGCACTCTCCGACCATTCTTACTACCGCCGGCACGGTCGGCCTTATTGGCACCGCTGTCCTGGCAAGCCGAGCAACTCTGACCTACCGTGAGCTGATTGAAGAAGAGCTCGAGGTTATCGAGAACGGTCCCGCTCTCATGGAGAAGTACCCCGAGAAGTATACTGAGGAAGATCTCCGAAAGGATCGGGTTATTTGCTACTCCCGCATCGTCACGAAGACGGTCAAGCATTACGGTCCGACTATCGCACTGGGCGTGGCGTCTATCGCTGCGTTCTGGTGGAGCCACAATATCCAGGCAAAGCGTGTTGCGGGCCTTGCTGCCGCATACGCTGCGCTGGATACCTCCTACAAGCAGTACAAGAAGTCTGTCGCTTCTGTCATCGGCGAGGAGTCGATGAAGAAGGTGGAAGAAAAGATCTTCAATGACGCTGTGTTCACGGATGAGCCTTTCACTGCAGACGACGAGTTCGCGGAATCGGTTCTGCCGGAGTACTCTCCCTACGCTCGTATCGTCGATGAGCGCGCTTCCGTCTGGGATCCGTCGGATGATATTACCGAACTGAACATCCACGCTCAGCTCAACTACATGAACGATCTCCTGTGTACTCGTGGGTACGTCTTCCTGTCGGATGTCTACGACGCTCTCGGTATTCCTCGCACGCCCGCTTCTCAGGTCGTCGGATGGCTGTGGAACAAGGGTGACGGTGATCACTACATCAGCTTCGGCAACATCGAAGAGCACCGCATCAAGTTCTACGATGATTCCCGTCGTCGTGAGGTTTCCAACTACCTTCTGGATTTCAATGTTGATGGGGAGATCGTCAATGAGATCTGAACTGTTTTTTGCATTTCTGTCGGGTGTGGTTGCCGGCGCGGTGACCACATATCTGCTGATCGAGGATCGACTCTCTCGTCGTCTTGACGAGGAGCTCGAGGCTCACGACCGTCTGAACGACGAAGAGCTTCGTAAGAACGTCCAATACATCGAGAACATCTACAAGCGAAACGCGGCGCTGGAAGCTGAGGCAGAGGCTAACCGTGCAGAGCTTGAGGATGATCGTCCGAAGCTCGAGCAGATCGAGATTCTCGATCCAGAAACCTTCTACCAGGGCATCATCGGGTACGAGTTCTATGAGCTCGATTACTACTTCGAAGACGGTATCGTTATTGACGAAGAGGGCGATCGTATGGCTCTGTCCATCGAGGAGCTCTTCGGACATGATATTCGCCACGAAGGTGGCTCTCACGGTGCTCCTGTCGATCAGGTGATGGTCCGCAACCACAAGCTCATGCGGGACTACCTCGTATATCTGCATGATGAGCCCTATGAGGGCGACTACAACGATTCGATGCTCTCCGGCATGGAGGACGACGAAGAATGAGATACGGAGAGGGTTATTTTGAATACCTTCTCCGACTTGTCGGCTCGGGGTACCTTCGAGAACAATGTGCATATATGCATGAGATCCCCTTCGAATGGTGGATCGATCTCGATGGTAACCTCGAGTCCGACGGCAAGGCACTACGAGACAACTACGAATACTGCACTGGGTATGCATACGACGGTGACGACCCGATGTATGCGACTATGTTTGAGGTATTCGTGGTGTTGGCTCAAAAGATGGATGGTCTCATCGGAGGTAGGGACGACACCCCCGCCTCCGCATTCAAGGTCATGATGCGTAACCTCGACGTAACTCAAGACACTACACGCGAAGAAATTAGCGCTAAGCTTCGCGTTATTGTCGATAGGACTTACGACCGATTTGGCCACGGTTGTTTGTTCCCGAGTCGTCGAGGTCGCATCAGACCCGACGAGACACCATTGTTTGACCAACTCACCTCATGGTGCGGTCAGGAGAAGTATATTATCTAGGAGTGTTATGGACTTCTTTACCCCTCGGCAGAGGGCTACCAAGAATGGGGTGGTAGAGATCTACCCCGACTTCCGCGTCGCGAGGCCTACTGACATCCTTATTCAAGGAGGCTCGTTCGTGGCCGTGTGGGATGAGGAGGTTGGGCTATGGAACACAGACGAGTTTCGTGTGGCCGAACTCATTGACCGGGATCTTATCGAGTTTGCGAAGACTCTCGAAGGCTCCTATCAGGGCGGTACTAAGTTTCAGTTTGTTAGCGACTTCGCTTCTAGGAGCTGGACACTATATCGTAACTGGGTGTCATCCATGCCGGACACGGCTCGGCCTTTGGACCAAAAACTCACGTTCGCAAATACAGAAGTCCGAAAGGAATCGTACGCGACTCGTCGTCTTCCGTATGCGCTCGCGGAGGGGTCCCACGATTCCTGGGATAGGATTATATCCACGCTGTATGATGAGGAAGAACGCCGCAAGATCGAATGGTCTATTGGCGCGATTGTCTCTGGGGCTTCGAGATCCATTGATAAGTTCCTCGTTTTGTACGGTAAACCTGGATCAGGCAAGTCTACCCTCATTAATATTCTGATGAGTCTTTTTGAGGGTTACTACACGTCGTTCAACGCGGCATCGCTTGTCAAGAATAACAACGTGTTTGCGGCATCGACATTCAAGACAAATCCCATCGTGGCTTTTCAACATGATGGCGATTTGAGTCGAATCGACGACAACACGCTTCTTAACTCGATCATTTCTCACGAAGAGATCGAGATCAACGAGAAGCACAAGCCTGTGTATACCGCCAGGATCAATTCATTCCTGTATATGGCTACCAACAAGCCTGTACAAATCACGGATGCACAGTCTGGTATTCTTCGTCGACTGATTGACGTTACTCCGACGGGGAACCGTGTCAGCCCCGAGGAGTACGATATCTTGATGAACGGAATCCAGAGCGAGCTTGGAGCGATTGCATATCACTGCATGGATGTATACAAGCGACTCGGGAGAAATTACTACAAGGACTATCGTCCGATTCGGATGATGTATAAGACCGACGTCTTCTACAACTTTGTCGAGGACTCATATTTTGAGTTCGACAGTGCCGAACGAGTGACCCTCCCGTCTGCGTACGACATGTACAAGAAATATTGTTCTGATACCAACGTCTCATACGTACTCCCCCGACATCGATTCAGAGAAGAGCTGAAGAACTACTTCCGGTTCTTTTATGATCGAATCCGAATCGATGGTAAACAGTGCCGAAATGTCTATGAAGGATTCAAGAGCGAGAAGTTCGAACAAGCTTCTCTCGAAGAGCGCCCCGAAAAGACATACCAGATAGAGCTGTCGGAATGTCCCAGTGTCATCGATACTCTATACGCTGATTGTCCCGCACAATATGCTGTGGATGGAAAACCTGGCAAGAAGTGGGACGACGTCACAACAACTCTAAAAGACATCAACACAAGTGAGGAACATTATGTTCAGATACCTTCGAACATGGTTGTTATTGACTTCGATCTTAAAGATCCAAGCGGTAACAAATCTCTGGAGAGAAACTTGGGAGAAGCATCCAAGTGGCCTCCGACATACGCCGAGACCTCACGATCCGGTGGAGGAATCCACCTCCACTACAGACTCGACGATCCAGAAATCGACTACGCAAAGGAATTCTCTCCCGGTATCGAAATTAAACGATTCCGTGGAAAAACCGCCCTCCGACGTAAGTATGCAGTCTCAAATGGAAGATCTATTACGACTGCGCCAGCAACTCTCCCGCGCGTATCCCCAAAAATGATACGTAAAGAAGTTGTAAAGTCGGAGCAAGCGCTTCGCAAGCTGATCGCCAGGAACCTCAAGAAGGAAATTCATCCTGGAACCAAGCCGTCAGTAGAGTTCATCAAGAAGATTCTTGATGATGCTGCCGAGAGCGGACTGGTATATGATGTCACGGATGCAAGGAATTCCATTATTGCATTCGCGATGAAGTCTACACATCACTCGGCATATTGCCTGAAGCTGGTTCAGCAGATGAAATTCAAGAACGAGTCGGAGGATCCTGTAGCTCCAGTGGCCGATGGTGAGATCTATTTCTTCGACATCGAAGTATTCCCGAACTTGTTCCTGGTCTGCTATAAGAAGCAGGGTGCTCAGTCTTGTCAGAGGCTGTTTAACCCGACATCGGAGCAGGTCAAGACTCTGATGAAGGCGAAACTTGTCGGCTTCAATAATAGGAAGTACGACAACCATATTCTCTACGCTGCCATGTTGGGCTACTCTAACAAAGAGCTTTACATGGCATCGAAGAGGATCATCGAGAAGAGCCCGAACAGCTTCTTCAGCGAGGCGTACAACGTATCCTACACGGACGTTTATGACTTCTCTGCCAAAAAGCAGAGTCTGAAGAAGTGGGAAATCGAGCTTGGTCTTCCGCACAAGGAACTCGATCTCGATTGGGATCAACCCGTTCCCGAAGAACTCTGGAATGAGGTGGCCGTATATTGTGAGAACGACGTACGAGCCACTGAAGCAGTGTTCGAGCATCTTCACGATGACTGGACTGCGCGTCAGATGTTGGCGCGTATTTCCGGTCTGACAGAGAACTACTCCACGAACAGCCACACTTGCCGGATTATCTTCGGTAAGAACAAGAACCCCCAGAAGGATTTCGTCTACACGGATCTCTCAGAGATGTTCCCCGGCTATAAGTATGACGGATTTAAGTCTACTTATCGCGGAGAAGTCACGGGTGAAGGTGGTTATGTCTACGCAGAGCCAGGCATTTACCACAACGTGGCGTTGTTGGATATTGCCTCGATGCATCCGACCTCTCTTGAACAACTGAACTTGTTTGGACCATACACAAAGAGGTTCAGTGATATCAAGAAGGCACGAATCTTCGTGAAGCACAACGAACTGGATAAGATTGGAACGCTCTTTGATGGAGAGCTGATTCCTCTTATTCAGGACGGAGTGGACACGAAGGCTCTGGCTGGCGCTTTGAAGATTGTTATCAACTCGGTATACGGTCTGACGAGCGCCAAATTTGAGAACCCCTGCAAGGATCCTCGTAACGTCGACAATATTGTCGCGAAGCGCGGGGCTTTGTTCATGATTGACCTCAAGCATTATGTCCAGGAAGAACTTGGTTGCGCCGTCGCCCATATTAAGACGGACTCGATCAAGATTCCTAACGCGACGCCCGAGGTCATCCAGGCTGTCATCGACTTCGGCAAGCAATATGGCTATGATTTCGAGCATGAGGCGACATACGATCGTATGGCCCTCGTGAACGACGCCGTCTATATTGCCAGGTATCCATTCCCCGAAGACGGTCATTGGTGGACAGCCACGGGTGCTCAGTTCGCCCATCCGGTCGTGTTCAAATCCTTGTTCAGCAAGGAGGAGATCACACCGGAGGACTACGCGGAGACTCGAGCAGTCCAGACTGCCATTTACCTCGATTTCAACGAAGACGATCCTGACAACCACCATCTGCATTTCGTGGGCAAGGTGGGTCGTCTTATGCCCGTTAAGCCCGGCTGTGGCGGAGGTATCGCTTTGCGCAAGGGCTCTGACGGGGAAATCAAGGCCGCTGTTGGCGGCACTAAGAGATATCGCTGGAAGGAGGCTGAAGTTATCCTAGAACTTGACCATGTTTCGGAGATCGATACTCGATACTCTGAAGAATTGGTCGACAAGGCTCGAGCACAAATCGAGCAATTCGGATCCTACGAGGAGTTTGTAGCATGAGTGCATTTCTATGGGCGTTTATAGCGTCACTAGTGACATGGACTCTGACAAACGCCTACTGGGCTGATAGGAACGAAGCAGACATCAACGAACTGTGGCTTTCGTTCTACAACGAGATGAACCAATACAAACAGAAGGAGCGATTCATGGATCATCGCAAGGAACAGAAGAACGAACTCCGAAGACTTCGGGACCAATCGATGGATCTTCTGGACGAGTTCAAGAAGGAATACAATATCAGTGACGGAACGGTCTTCGCACTCCGAATGGATTTCGAGAGGGCGTATGGCAAGCTCAACACCATCCACACGAACAAGGGAGAGGCTCGTGGCGACTACCACTGCCCAAATGCTGAGTGACGGATCTCAGTGGCTCAACTCCGGCTGGCATATCTTTCCGATCGACATCGAAAAGATCGGGCACGAACGCCAGACCATCGCAGAACGGAAGACATGCCGTCATATGCGGTATACTAGAGAGACATACGAGCTCTCGACAATCCGGTCTAAGCGCGGAAACATCTATCCGACGATGATCCGTCGTCGTAAGTCCTACAACACGCAGGGACGACGCGACGACTACGAGACCGTCGACCGTTGTTTGTCTGCTCCTCAGACAGATGACTCTATCCTCAACCGATATCTGGATCTCGCTTTCCAGATGACCTTCACAAACTGACACAATCCAACACGAACAGGAAACGAAATCATGGCTAACCCTCGCCTCGACAATATTGTCCTCTCCGACACTCGCGTGTTCTTCCGCAACTTCAGCGGTACACCCGACAAGTACAACCGCACTGGGGCTCGTACCTTCGCTTGTGAGGTCCCTGCGGACTTCGCAGCACAGATGGAGGCTGACGGCATCAACGTCAAGTACTCCAAGGACCGAGACGGCAATCCGGATCCGGAGCGCCCGTACATTTCGGTGAAGGTCCGTTATGACATCAAGCCTCCGAAGATCTTCATGGTCGAAGGTAACACCAAGACTCTGCTGTCCGAAGACACGGTTGGTGTTCTGGACGCTGCGGATATCGTTCGTGCAGATCTGGTCATCTCGCCCGTCTTCTACGACGTGAACGGCAACACCGGGTTCTCGAACTACGTCAAGACTGCGTATTTCACGATCGAGCCCGATGAGTTCGCAGACCGTTACGCAGATTTGGAGACGCGATGAAATACTACGTTTGGTACGATATCTGGACCACGGCCGAAGAGCAGCGCGAAACTGGCAAGGCGACCCTGCCTTCGGTTTGGCATACATTCGAAAGCGCTGACGAGGCACAACGGCACGTTATACGGCTCACAAATCGAGCATTCCGAGATGGTCGAACCATCGCAATCACTATTTCCCCGAAGGATCACTGATGGAAGAAGTAAAGTGGTGTGTCCAGGTCTGTCATGGACTTGACGATGATGGGCAAACCGAAAGCGCGGTCGTATTTGACACGCGCGACGAAGCCTTCCAGTTTATCATGGATTACCTTGATGAGCTGGATGTGGCCTGCGAAAAGCAGGAAGCAAACAACGGCGTTATTCGAGTCTGGAGTAGCGCCGTATCCGATTTGATCGAACTGTAGGAGGTTCATATGACGCTGAAGACTGAAACCTGGATCAAGAAGACCACTGGTGTTGATGTCGCATATGTGACTGCTGAGGATTTCCTGGACCTTGTCGATTGGGTTGGTCAGGGTGGTGTGCTCACAGTCACCCCCGGCGGGCCTCGTCAGGTGGAAATCTACGTCAACGATGAGGTCGCCCACAAGGGTGATATCATTGTCAAGGATGAGGGACACTTCTACGTGTCATCCCTCGGAAAACTCAAGGAATTCTACAACAAGAAGGACTGAAGAAGCAATGTCCGTTCGCTACATTTTCCCCTACCATCCGTACACCGCATACTCTCTGGAAGACGTTGACGATATCGGTCGTCGTCTGCCTGAGGATTGGAGTATCTCGGCCACGAAAACCTGGAAGTCTCGCCGGGTTGTGGTGTCCGTTGTGGAGATCTGGGGGCCTGACGGCCTCTGGCATATCTTCACTAATCCGCACAAACAGTGGCTCGTGATCACGGATGACGGTATTCCATTCGACTTCTTTGAGTCGAAGACCGACCTGGAGGTGGCTATGCAGGAGCTTGCCGAATTCAAGACCGGGCGTGTAACGCTCACGGATTGTTGCGCAGCCATTCAGCGAGCCGGTAGGAACTGAGCTCGTTGTAGAAATCCAATACCCCTGAGGGTCCGAAAGGGCCTTCAGGGGTACTTGGGTTCTCTTTTTTTCGAAAACGAAGGAGCATGAAATGAGATGGATTACACATTACGAGTACCAAAACCTGCAGGCGAGCTCTGACGGACGGGTGAGGCTGACGAACTCTCAGCGAGAGATTCGAGTCTGGAGAGTCCGTAACGGACAGTATATCCGATTCCGATACCAAGGAAAGGTCTTGACTAAGACGGTTGCCTCTATTGTGTTTGAGGCGTTCCACGGAAGGCCTGCAAAGCGTGGGATGCTGGTCTGTCATTTGAATGGCGACTGCGATGACAATTCGATCGAGAATCTTGTGGAAGGAGATCGGAAGTATTCTCGACTTTCATTTGCACGGAGGGATGAAGCGATCCTTAACGAGATCGACGATGAATTCGACGAATTTTGCAGTAGGTTGGAGGACTGATGGCGAAATTACATCCGCACCAGGAACGGGCCTTAGAGCGCCTGAAAAGTGGCAAAGTACTCTTAGGTGGGGTCGGGTCCGGAAAGTCGCTCACAGGCGCTTCCTGGGCCCTTAAACAGCCTAATACGGGGGGTATATATGTCATCACAACCGCGCGGAAACGAGACAGTCTGGATTGGGTCAAAGAGTTCGCTATGGCGGGCTCTGATATGGAAGGAATTACCATTGATTCTTGGAACAATATTTCTAAGTACACTGATGCTCGTGGTGCTACTTTTATCTTCGACGAGCAACGAGTAGTAGGTACTGGGCAGTGGGTGAAGGCATTTCTCAAGATTGCCAAACACAACCGGTGGATCTTGTTGAGTGCTACGCCGGGGGATACGTGGATGGACTATGTACCCCTATTTCTTGCAAACGGGTTCTACAAGAACAAGACTGAGTTTTACGAAGAGCACGTCGTGTGGGACCGCTTTGCGCGATATCCTAAGGTGAAGCGTTACGTGGGCATTCATCGCCTTGAGAAACTGAGGAGGAAGATTTTGGTGGATATGCCTGTGGCGAGACATACCGTCAGGAACCGTATTCACGTTCCGGTTAAGTATCGTGTGAACGAGTATGACCGGATTATGAAGACGCGGTGGGACCCTTATAAGGATGAACCGATCGCGAGTGCTGGTACTCTCTGTTATGTTTTGCGGAGGTGTGTGAATCAGGATCGGGATAGACTGAAGGCGGTTCGGAGTATTCTGAAGAAGCGCTTGCGGCTGATTGTATTTTACAACTTCGACTACGAGTTGGAGATCTTGCGGGAGCTTCGAGACACTTGTGAGGTGAAGGAGTGGAACGGACATAAGCATGAGCCTGTGCCGGCTGGAGAGCGGTGGGTGTATCTTGTGCAGTACTCTGCGGGGGCGGAGGCGTGGAACTGTGTTGTAACAGACACGGTTGTCTTCTACTCTCTGAACTATTCGTGGAAGGTGATGGAGCAGTGTGAGGGCCGGATTGATCGGCTCAACACACCTTACACGAACCTCTGGTACTACATTTTGGAGTCGGAGGCCTCGATCGATTCGAGCATAAAATCTTGTCTTGGTAACAAGAAAAAGTTCAACGAATTGGTCTTCGCAGACGAATTTTGGAGGTGATTTTTGGAGGTTTTGAGGGGGAGGATACACACAACTTTTGTGACAAAATGTGACAAATTTTTGTCACAGTGTGACAATTTTGTGACAAAGTGTGACAGTTTTTTGTCACACTTCAAAAGTTGTTTGTTCAATTTTGACCAAAAAGCGTGACAAATGTGACAGTTTGTGACAGTTTTGTGACAAAATGTCACACCGACTTTTCGTTGCAATTGCAAGGAAAAGTAGGCGTTGTGACAAATGTGACAGTTTTTTTTAATATATATATTAGATAAAAATCACTATATAGAGAAAAAAGTTGAAAACACCATTTTGTCACACTTTTTGTCACACCCCTCAAAAAGACACACGCAACATTCACACGAAACTTTCCAGAAACCTACTCCAAGACCCCGTCCAAGTCTCCGATCGCCGATCACAAATGTTGTGTGTTCCCCTATACACTATACAAGGGTTATAATAGGTAGAGATACCTATTTTTGCGTTTAAACACGCAACATGCAGGAAACACACAACACCTGCTATATATTTCTCACCCACCCCAGACACCCGAAGGAGCAAACAGGTGTCATCAAATTTGGAAGCTCAATATCAGGCTGAGCTCATCCAGAAGCTCAAGAAGTCATTCCCCGGTTGTATTGTTCTCAAGAACGATCCAAATTACATCCAGGGCTTCCCGGACTTGACGGTCCTCTATGGGAAGCATTGGGCACTTCTCGAAGTCAAGCGTCGCTACAACGCTCAGGTTCGCCCAAACCAGAAGCACTACATCGACCTAGGCAAGAAGATGTCTTACGCCGCATTCATATTCCCCGAGAACGAGGAGCAGGTCTTCCGTGCGCTTTCACGACTATTCTTCTCTTAATGGGACACACGCCATTTTGTCGGCCAGCAAGTACAGCTGGCTCAACTACGACTCTGACAAGATGGCCGAAACATTCCGCACGGCTCAGGCGGCAGCTCTAGGTACTCGACTCCATGAGCTCGCTGCGGAGCATATCCGGCTTCGCATCCGAATGCCACGAAACAATGCAACATTCAACCGGTACGTCAATGACGCTATCGGTTACTGCATGACACCTGAGCAAGTTCTCTTCTACTCGATGAACGCATACGGTACGGCCGATGCGATTCACTTCGACGAGAAAAAGAAGTTCCTCAGGATCCACGACCTCAAGACTGGTAAGGGACGCGTCAAGATAGATCAGCTTATGATCTATCAAGCGTTCTTCTGTCTCGAGTACCATATCTCGCCTTTCGACATCGAAAGCGAGCTACGAATCTACCAGAATGATGACGTCATGATCCACATTCCGGAAGCAGACGATATTCGGTCGATCATGGACCGAGTCGTCGAATTTGACAACCTCATCGAATCCCTCAAGGAGGACCACATTGGATGAAGAACTGTACCACTACGGTATTCTTCGTAGGTCTGGTCGGTATCCTTGGGGATCCGGCAAAGACAAATATCAGCGCTCCGTGTCCTTCCAGGGCATGGTTGCAGACCTCAAGAAGCAAGGCCTCTCCGAAACGGAGATCGCGAAGGCCTTCGACATGACCACTTCTCAGCTTCGAGCGACCAAATCCATGGCCGCAAACGAACGCAAGGCCGAAGAGGTTGCCCGCTGCCTGGCACTGAAGGAGAAGAACCTCTCCAATGTTGCGATCGGCAAGAAGCTCGGACTCCCCGAGTCGACCGTCCGCAACTACCTGAAGCCCAACGCTGACGCTCGTCACGATGCCGCCCAGTCGACTGCAAAGCTCGTCAAGGACGCAGTGGATAAGCACAAGTATGTTGAGTTTGGGTCTGGCGTTGAGTCTATTCTTGGAGTCAGCGCCACCCAGCTCAGCACATCTGTTGCCATGCTCCAATCTGAGGGCTACCACGTCGAGCAGGCTCATATCCGTCAGGTCGGCACGAAGGAATCCACCAACATCAAAGTTCTGGTCGCACCAGGTGTCACTCGTCGAGAGCTCATGGAGCATCTTGGCGATATTCACACGCTTGGCGTTGCAGTTAAGCCAGACGGCACGAAGCTTGGGCTTCGGAAGCCTGTTTCGCTGGATTCCTCCCGCCTCAAGGTCCGTTACGCTGAAGATGGCGGTACTGCAATGGATGGTACCATCCAAATTCGTCGAGGCTGCAAGGATCTGAATCTTGGCCAGGCAAACTATGCCCAGGTTCGAATCGCAGTGGATGGCACTCACTACCTCAAGGGTATGGCCATGTACAGCGATTCCATGCCTCCCGGCGTTGATGTCATATTCAACACCAACAAGACTCGGGACACACCGAAGATGGACACTCTGAAGAAGCTTAAAGACGACCCGGATAATCCGTTCGGTGCAGTTATTAAGCGTCAGGTGTTCTACAATGACAGTGGGAAGGATAAACTCTCCCCGCTCAATATTGTGAATGAGGAGGGCAACTGGAAAGACTGGAGTAAGACGCTCTCGTCTCAGTTCCTGTCGAAGCAGTCGACTCACATGGCCAAGCAGCAGCTTGATATTGCTGCTAAGAAGCGTCATGACCAGTTCGACGAGATCATGAAGCTTGACAACCCTGCAATCCGCAAGCGTCTTCTTGCTGATTTTGCAGACAGTTGCGATGCGGATGCGGTTAATCTGAAGGCGGCGGCACTTCCTCGTCAGTCTTCTCAGGTTATTCTTCCGGTCCCTTCACTCAAGCCGAACGAGATCTACGCCCCGAACTACAGGGACGGAGAAACGGTGTGCCTTGTCCGTTATCCTCATGGCGGAACCTTCGAGATTCCCACCGTGACAGTTAACAACAAGCACCCTGAAGCTCGTTCTATTTTGGGGCGTAACCCTAAGGATGCTATTGGCATCCACCCCAGTGTCGCTGAGCGGCTTTCTGGGGCCGATTTCGACGGGGACAGCGTTGTCGTTATCCCCGTCAACAGTCAGGTGAAGGTGAAGACCTCGCCACCTCTGAAGGGCCTTCAAGGCTTCGATCCCAAAGCCGCATATCCAGGTTATCCGGGTATGAAGAAGATGGGCGAGAAGGAAAAAGGCAAACACATGGGCGTCGTGAGTAATCTTATTACGGACATGACCCTCGGCGGTGCGAGCGCTGAGGAACTGGCCCGTGCTGTACGACACTCCATGGTGGTTATTGATGCTGCAAAGCATGGTCTTGACTGGAAGACTTCTGAAGAAGACAACAATATTCGTGGTCTGAAGAAGAAGTACCAGGGTGGCCATGGTGCTGCAACATTGATTTCCAGGGCCCGCGGTCCTGTGTACGTTGATGAGATCCGTCTGCGTAAAGCGTCGGAAGGTGGGGCTATTGACCCGGCTACCGGCAAGAAAGTCTGGGTTGAGACTGGTCGCCAGTATGTCGACAAGAAGACTGGCAAGGTCATCAAGGCTCAGACTAAGACCCAGAAACTCAAGGTCATCGAGGATGCTAGAGAACTCATTTCCGATGGGAACCGCCCCATGGAACATCTCTACGCAAATTACTCCAATGACATGAGGGCCTTGGGCAATAGGGCTCGTAGGGAACTTATTTCTACAAAGATCCCCCGCAAGAACCCCGATGCCGCTAGGAAGTATGCTAAAGAGGTCGACGAACTCAAAGCTGCGACCAAACTCGCTTCTATGAACGCCCCTCGTGAGCGACAGGCCCAGATTATTGCGAACGCGGTAATCAAGGCCAAGACTGCCGATAGGGAGGTCTCTTCTGAAGAATATAAAAAGATCTCCAGACAGGCCATCTCTGCTGCCCGCCTTCGTACCGGGGCTTCCAGAAAAGAGTCTCTGATAGAGCTCACAGACCGCCAATGGGAGGCCATTCAGGCGGGCGCTCTATCAGCCTCTGCTATGGAGACTGTGGTACGGTATAGTGACCTAGAGAAGCTCTCTGAGAGGGCCCTTCCTAAGGGTACTACACCAGTCTCCGCTAGTGTGGCTAGTAGGGCTAAGGCTATGGCTCGCAATGGTGGTACTACGAGCGAGATCGCAGATGCTCTAGGTATCAGTACTAGTACAGTACTAGAGCTAGTGAGGTGAGGTCATGCTACACTTGACGACGACTGACAATCCGTTCAGTCCAATCGATGACTACGACAACTGGTCTAAGTTCGATCATGATCATGGCTACAACACTGACGAGCTTGTTGCTCGTGTTGTTGGTCCAATCGACTTCGACCTACCTGAAGTCATAGTCAACGAAGCGTTCGATGACGCTATCAAGTGGCTATTCGAGTGGAATCCGACAGGAAACTACTCGATTGTCACAGAATAGCGACACCCGGGGGGAGGGGTCTCGCATTTTACCCTCCCCCCACGCTTCGCCGCCCTCTCGATTTTTGCTCCGGGGGCATATTTGGATCCTGAGTTCTGTGACGTCCTAGAGACTGGGGTTGCTTCTTCCCCCAGTAGGATTTTTCAGAGTTGATCCGCCACTCTAGGGCGTCCCAGAACTCAGGATAACTCTGACGAAAGGAACAAGAACTAGTGGCGCGGAAACCAAAAGCTCCGCGTACTCCCGAAGAATCAGAAAACATGATGATCAATCTCGCAGTGGCATTGGCCGAGAAGCAGCTGCGAGACGGTACAGCATCCCCATCCACCATTGTCCACTACTTAAAGTTGGCTGGCGAAAGGGATAAGCTCGAACGAGAGAAGCTTCGTAGAGAAACGGAACTTGTCAAGGCCAAAGCAGATAGCATTGCTTCTGCTGCACGCACTGAAGAGCTTGTCCAGGAAGCTGTCGATGCAATGAGGAGATATTCTGGTGGACAGGAAGACGTATTCTGAGTGTATCGAACTGCCTACCTTCGAGGATCGGTATCACTATTTGCGTCTAACCGGCATGGTGGGTGAACAGACATTTGCGCATCAGCGATATCTGAATCAGGCCTTTTACAAATCCCGGGAGTGGCGCGACCTACGTAACCACATCATCACACGAGACCTAGGCAGGGACCTCGCATGCGAAGGATACGAGATCTTCGATGCACTATATGTGCATCACATACAACCAATGACACCCGACGACATATTGAACCGTAACAAGATGCTCCTAGACCCTGAGAATCTAATCACGGTGTCTATGGACACTCACAACGCGATTCACTACGGGGGTTTGGAGACTTCGAGGTTCATAAGTCCTGAACGAACGGAAGGAGACACCATTCTATGGTGACACTACTTCAGAGTGTTAAGGACTACCTAGGTATCGAAGCCGACGATTCGTCTTTTGATGGTGCTATTGCAGGGCATATCGACATGTCGATATTTACTCTCGGCCAGATCCTGTCTGAGACTCCTGACTACACCCCAACTACGGATTCAGGTTCGATCCCCAAGGAAGTTCTAATGTACATCAAGCTTTCTGTGAAGCTGCTCTTCGATCCGTCTGCGTCAGCGACGGTTCAAGACGCTATCACGAAGGCCAAGACTGAGCTTGAGTGGAGGATGAGTGTTGAAACGCCAATTCGATGATTCCCTTGCCCATTTTGGGGTTAAAGGAATGCGCTGGGGCGTTCGAAAGAAAACCACCAGCAAGCCTCGAAAGAGTATTTCTGAGATGTCGAATGACGAACTTCAGGAAGCTATTACTCGAGGAAACCTCGAACGCCAGTATGCAGCCCTTCAACCTCAAAGTGGACTTGCTAGAATCGGGGGCAAGTACCGCAACAAGCTTGAGGAAAACGCAACGAACGTCGCATCGAAAATTACCGTAAATGCCGTAATGGGCGTTATGGATTATGGTGTGAGTCGTTTGAAAGACCCCGACTCCCTCGTATTCACAGAACACGGAGATAAGATTTACAATGTCTACAGGAATTACATTTGGCGACGATGAACTCGCTCACTTCGGTGTAAAGGGCATGAAGTGGGGTGTGCATCGTATGCAGGCCAAGATCGCCGGCGGTAGGGCTGCGAGGAGTCAGATTAAAGGTCACGGAGCCCTTCTGACCCGAACCCGAAATTCAGCAGCCAAGAAGACCCGTAAGCTTAATTCCAAGTGGAAGGGTACGGAACACGAGGCCGCATACGAGAAGGCCCGACAGAACGAGCTCCGCAAGCAGATGCGGTGGAATGGTAAGGGTCACGAGGTTTCGAAGCAAACCGGTGACGCCAAGACCAAGGCGATCGCCAAGCAGGAAGAAAAGCATTCGAGCCGGTGGTTGGCACGTAATGTTGCTGCTCGTGCGGCGGTAGTTACTCTTGCTGCAGTGGGGCCTATCGCGTACAAGACCATCAAGCATAAGATCGCCAACAGCAACAACCTCAAGATTCGCAACATGTATAACAAGTATGCGAAGACCGGAATCTATGACATCAAGTTGTGATTGGGTTACAATGTCTACAGGAATTACATTTGGCGACGATGAACTCGCTCACTTCGGTGTAAAGGGCATGAAGTGGGGCGTGCATCGTAGTCGTCCCGAAGGCGTGTCACGAGCCACAAACCGTGCCGCCAAGAAAGACGCCAAAGAATTTACCCGCGCAAAAATGTACTACGGCGAAGGAGCTGGAACTCGGCGAAAGCTGATTAGGGCCAAGGTTAACCAACGCTCTAATGATCCTGCTTACAAGAAAGCATTCGACCACCACGTCGCCAACACCGACTGGGAAAAACGCGCCAAGGAAGCTCGTTCCAAGCGCGGTCGGGCCAACGCCGTAAAGGGTGCCGGAAAAACAGCTCGTGGTGCCAAGAACGTCGCTCTCGGAAATTACAGGAATGTCGGTGTTGGGATTCTAGCCACAGCAGCGATCTTCAAAGGCGGTCAAGCCCTAGGAGTAATACCTGCGAACTCAGTTATTAAAGACCGAGCGCATTCCACTGGTCAAAAGATCTACAATAAGATCCGAAAGACCAGTATCGATGGTATTCGCTCCGCGGCTAGGATGGCTGCTGAACGACAGCGTCACAAGGATTATTACGACCAGTTCAGAGCGGCTGGTATCAAGATCTAGTATGTTATCCAATACCGAAACTCCAAAATACTATGCGGAGTTCCGAGACGCGGTAATCCGAGGAGATATTCCGGTATGTCAGGAAGTCTCTAAAGAGATGAACAGGATCGATCAGCTGATCGAGAATCCGAGGTACTACTACGACAGCACGGCTATCGACGGCTTCATCAGTTACTGTGAGTCAGAGCTTACCTTGACTGACGGGTCTCCTGTTCAGATGCTCCCGGCGTTCAAACTATGGGCAGAGTCTCTTCTGTCCTGGTTCTACTTCGAGGAGCTGAGCGTATATGTTCCGTTTGAAGACGGGCACGGTGGACGCTACGTCACTAAGCGCATCAAGAAACGGCTTGTGAACAAGCAGTACTTGATCGTGGCAAGAGGTGGGGCTAAGTCGATGTACGCTGCGTTCTTGCATGCATACTTCCTTAACGTGGATCCATCATCCACCCACCAGGTGGCCACTGCGCCTACCATGGCTCAGGCAGAGGAGACACTGTCCCCGATTCGAACCGCGGTAGCCAGAGCTCCCGGACCGCTGTTCAAGTTCCTCACGGCAGGCTCTCTCCAGAACACCACGGGAAACCGTGCAATGCGCCAGCAATTGGCTTCAACCAAGAAAGGTGTCGAGAACTTTCTCAACGGCTCCATCATCGAGGTTCGCCCAATGCGAATCGACAAGCTCCAGGGTCTTCGTACGAAGGTTAATACCGTAGACGAATGGCTTTCGGGTGATGTTCGTGAGGACGTTGTTGGCGCCCTGGAGCAGGGCGCATCCAAGGTTAAAGACTGGCTCATTGTAGCAATCTCGTCCGAAGGCACTGTTCGAAACAGTGTCGGGGATTCCATCAAAATGGAACTTGCGAAGATCCTAAAAGGGGAGTATTACGACCCCCATACCTCGATCTGGCATTATCGTTTGGATGATGTCAGTGAAGTGGGTAACCCCGACATGTGGATGAAGGCGCAGCCGAACATCGGGCGTACTGTATCGTACGAGACTTATCAGCGCGACGTCAATCGAGCTGAGAATGTCCCAGAAGCCAGGAACGACATCCTGGCCAAGCGATTTGGTATACCAATGGAAGGCTACACATACTTCTTCACATATCAGGAAACCCTTCCGAAACGGAAACGTGAGTTCTGGGGAATGCCGTGCTCTATGGGGCTCGACCTCTCCCAGGGCGACGATTTCTGCGCCTTTTCCTTTCTGTTCCCACTCACTGCAGATAGCTTTGGTGTTAAGACTAGATGTTTCATCTCGTCTAGAACACATCTCAAGTTACCAGGAGCGGCTCGAGAAAAGTACGAACACTTCATCCGTGAAGGTTCACTGCGAGTTCTCGACGGAACCATCCTCGACATGATGGAAGTCTACGACGACGTCGTGTCTTTCATCGAGGACAATGAGTATGATGTTCGTGCGGTCGGGTTTGACCCCTACAACGCAAAGGACTTCATCTCTAGGTGGGCGACAGAACATGGGGATTATGGGATCGTCAAGGTGATCCAGGGGGCAAGGACCGAATCGGTCCCTCTTGGCGAACTGAAGGCGCTTGCGCAAGACGACCATCTGCACTTCGATCAGGAACTCATGTCGTACGCGATGGGTAACTCCATCGTAATCTCGGATACCAACGGAAACCGCAAACTATACAAGAAGCGTGCTGATCAGAAGATCGACGCTGTTGCGGCGATGATGGACGCACTCGTTGCGTACAAACAAAACCGCGACGAATTCGAATAGGAGGGAGGTGACTATGGGACGTTTGGCTCACGCTTGGAACGCTTTCATGAACCCAGATCGCAACACACAGGATCCGTTCAAAATGGAACTGCGGACCAGTACCCCTACGGTGCAAATGCCATATAGGTATCAGGTCCAAAGCAACATCATTGACACGATCTTCAATCAGATCTCAGTCGACGTTGCTAAAGTGTCTATCCGGCATATTCGGTGCGACTACGACAAGACATATCTCGAGGATCTCGAGACTGGATTCAACCAATGTCTCACCGTTTCGCCAAACATAGACCAGACGCCACGAGCGTTCATGCAAGATCTATGTCTGACCCTCTTGGAGGAAGGCGCTGCAGCGATCGTACCCACAGACTTTTCCAATAGTCCGGTGGATTCGAACGCATATGACATCTACTCGATGCGGGTCGGCAAGATTCGCGAGTTCAAGACTACGTCGATTGTTGCAGACGTCTACAACGAGAGAACCGGTAACCGCGAATCAGTAGAGATACCGAAGCGTCTCGTCGCGATCGTACAAAATCCGATTGCGTCTATCACATCCAACAGAGGATCTCTGGCCGCTCGGCTCAGTTCGAAACTACGAGTTCTCGATACCATCGATAACGCTGCAGCAGGTAAGAAACTTGACCTCATTGTTCAGCTTCCATACACGGTTCGAACAGAACGCCGTAAGGAAGAAGCTGAAAAGCGAATGAGGGATGTTGAGAAGCAGCTCTCGAACGGCCAGTTCGGTATCGCCTATATGGATGCCGCCGAAAAGTTCACACAGTTGAACAGGCCTGCGGAGAACAATCTTCTCGAGCAGATTAAGTATCTGACTGGCCAGCTTTATGGTATGCTTGGTATGCCTGAAACGGTGTTCGACGGAACTGCAGACGAGCAGACCATGTTGAACTACTACAATCGGACTATCGAGCCCATCGTGTCTGAGATTACATCAGCGATGGCTAAGACGTTCATCACCAAGACGGCCCGATCTCAGGGTCAAACGGTGAAGTACTTCCGAGACCCCTTCCAAAACGTTTCGATATCGAAGATCTCGGAAATCGCTCAGGTCATGGTCACCACACAGATCATGACACCCAACGAGGTTCGGTCATATCTTGGCCTACCCCGCAGTGAGGAACCTGTCGGCGACTCACTAAGCAACCCGAATATCAACCCTTCTAGCGATGCTTCCATGGCGCCGCCTGAAGAACCAACCGAAGAGGAATACGATGACGGATACGACGTTTGATTTCTCAGGGTGGGCAACCAAGAATGACATTCGCTGTTCTGACGGGCGTACGATCCGTCACAACGCGTTTGCTGGCAACGATGGGGATATTGTCCCCCTAGTCTGGCAACACGGACACAACGATACTGCGAATGTTCTGGGGCATGTCCAGCTGGAAAATCGGGATGAAGGCGTTTACGCCTTCGGATATTTCAACGACACTCCTGCCGCGAACAATGCTAGGGAACTCCTTAAGCATGGTGACGTTGACAGTATGTCCATCTATGCAAACAACCTCACCCAGAGTGGCGGAGATGTTATGCATGGAAACATTGTCGAGGTTTCTCTGGTTCTGTCTGGAGCAAACCCCGGAGCAAAAATCGAGAATATCGCCCTCGCGCACGGCGACGGCACTTACGAAACAACAGACGAGGCGTATATTATGAGCGGTTCCCACATTTCTCATGCATCTGAAACCAACAACTCGTCCTCGGGCGAAAAGACTGTCCAGGACATCGTCGATTCCATGACCGACGAGCAGAAGGACGTCCTGATGTTCCTCATCGGAAAAGCCGCTGAGGAAGGCGCCATCCCCGAAGAATCTGATACCGAAGGAGATCCTATGAGCCACACTAACATCTTCGAGACCGATAACCCGATTGATGAGAGTGCCGTCCTGTATCACTCTACGATCGATTCCGCCTTCCAAGACGCTGTGCGCACCAAGGCGAACTCGCTGCGCGAGGTCTTTATGGCCGCCGCCGAGGAGAACGGTCTGACGCATTCGGCAATTGCTCATGCGGAGAAGACGTACGGCATCTCTAATATTGACATGCTCTTCCCGGACGCCAAGAACCTTGACGTCCCGCCGACCTTCATCGACCGCGATCAGGGCTGGGTCAAGCCTGTTCTGAATGGAACGCACCATACGCCGTTTACACGGATTAAGAGCATGCAGGCCGATATTACGGCCGACGAAGCTCGAGCCAAGGGCTATATTACGGGTTCGCGCAAGAAGGAAGAGGTCTTCAAGCTTCTGAAGCGCGTCACCACCCCTACAACGATCTACAAGCTCCAGAAGTTCGACAGGGACGACCTGCTGGACATCACCGACTTCGACACCATCGCCTGGGTCAAGGGCGAGATGCGTTCGAAGCTGGATGAGGAACTGGCCCGTGCCATCCTCCTGGGCGATGGTCGCTCCAACTCCGATCCCGACAAGATCAACGAGGAGAACATCAGGCCCATCTTGAAGGAGGACGACCTGTACTGCCTCAAGAAGGATCTGCCCGCGACCATCACTCCCGATGTTATTGTCGACGAGCTGATTCGTGCTCAGGACGACCTCGAAGGCACTGGCTCTCCGACGCTTTTCTGTGCGAAGTCTTTCGTGACCGACCTTCTCCTCCAGAAGGACAAGATGGGCCACTACCTCTACCCGACCAAGCAGGCGCTGGCTGATCGTCTTGGCGTTTCTTCCATCGTTGATGTTCCTCAGATGAAGAACCTCAAGGATGGTAACAAGGACGTCCTGGCGATCATCGTCAACCTGTCCGACTACAACGTTGGCACCGACCGTGGAGGCGAGGTCACCATGTTTGATGACTTCGACATTGACTTCAACCAGTACAAGTACCTTCTTGAGACGCGCGTGTCTGGCGCTCTCACGAAGGTCAAGTCTGCTATGGTCGTCAAGAAGCTCGCGGCCTGATGAAGTTCTCCGGGAAGGTTGGCATTGCTGTAGAGCGTGAAACCTCGCCCGGGGTCTTCGAGGAGACCATAGAGCCCAGGAACTGTCGAGGGGATCTCATCCGTCTTACGAGGCGCATGAACACATCTCCCGTGGTTCCTGGGCTCTCTATGGGCAACACGTTCTCGTTCATCGCGGACCCTTACACCCGTGCCAATCTCTTCAATATTCGCTACATCGAATGGGAAGGCATTAAGTGGTCCGCCACTTCGGTAGAGTTACAGCGACCTCGGATTCTGGTGACTGTGGGAGGTCATTACAATGCGTAGTGACTTCCATACTAGACTTCAGGCGCTTGCTCCCGGCTACCGAATCTACTTCCAACCTCCGTCAGACGTCAAAATGGCATATCCCGCCATCGTTTACGAGGTCGATAGGGTTGTGAAGAAGCGCGCCGACAACAAGTCATACTTGCAGAATCGGCGCTATCAGGTGAAGCTCATCACCAAGAACCCGGATGACCCAGTCTTCGATGCACTGGCATCACTGGTCCACTCTGAGTTCGAACGACATTACACTGCAGATACGTTGAACCACTTTGTGTTCAACATCTACGACGTTAAGGAGTGAATATGTCTACCCTTACATGGGACAAGACCGGCGAACACACCTACGAGACAGGTGTCTCCAATGGTGTGTTGTACAAGTACGATAAGTCGGCAAAGACATACAAGGCCGGAGTGGCCTGGAATGGCTTGACTACTGTGACGATGTCGCCCGAGGGCGCTGAATCGAACGCAGTGTATGCCGACAATATCAAGTACCTCGACCTCATCTCTGCTGAAGAGATGAAGTTTACAATTGAGGCCGTGACATACCCCGACGAGTTCGCGGAGTGTGACGGCACCACCGCGATCTCCCAGGGTGTCTACATCGGCCAGCAGGAGCGAGCCAAGTTCGCTTTCAGCTACAAGAACAAGGTCGGTAATGATCAAGACGCGGCAGCAGGTTACAAGCTGCACATCGTGTATAACGCTACGGCAGCTCCGTCCGAGCGAGCCTATGCTACAGTTTCCGATTCGCCGGAAGCCATTACCTTCAGCTGGGAGTGCTCGACCACGCCCGTTCCGGTCCGGGGACACAAGCCCACCGCAGAGCTCATTATCGACTCGACCAAGGTTGACGCTGAGAAGCTCAAGAAGATCGAGGCTAAGCTCTACGGTGATGAGTCGGGCCAGCCAACGCTGCTCACGCCCGACGAGGTCCTCGCGCTTCTCGCGTGAGTAACCTGGAGCTTGTACTCGACTTCCCCGAGTACGACCAGTTTGACCGAGTGACGGAGGAATTCGTTACTTTCCCACCCGCCCGATTGACTCTCGTGCACAACCTGCTATCAGTAGTTAGGTGGGAATCAAAATGGAAGAGATCCTTTGTGGATCGTCCTCCGTCCTCGGTTGAAGAGGTTATCGATTACGTGGAGTGCATGGCAGATGGACAGCCTTCTGTGCCCTTCATGTTAAATCGTCTTACTCGTGCTCATACCGAGGCGATCAAGGCGTATATTGCAGACCCGATGTCAGCTTCGGTGATGCTCTCCAGACCTGGTCAGACCAAGTCGTCCGAGAAGATGACTTCAGACCTGATCTACTACTACATGGTGACATTCCAAATCCCCTTCGAGGCGGAGGAATGGCATCTTAGCCGTCTTCTGATGCTGATCCGTATCTGTAACGCAAAACAGAACTCCGGTCAGAAGACAAACGCAAAGAGTGCTGCAAGCCAGCGCGCCGCCCTGAATAGAGCCCGACGAGCTCGGGCAGGAAGTAGAGGATGACAATGATCCCTGATGACGCTCAGGTCCCTCCGGGTCCCGATCCGCACGAAGACGCAAACCGTCCCATCTACGAAGGGAAGTAAATGACCAAGATCGACGAGGTACTTTCACACGCGACATACAGGCTGGGCTACTACGCCCCGGACGATCCGGAGCCCGGTTCCGAAGCGGGTCGCTGGCTCGCTAAGCGCATGGGTCAGCCGTGGCTCGCAGGTCCTTCCACCAGTGTTTGGTGGTGCATGTGTTTCGTCAGTATGTGTTTCGACATGGCTGGCGAAGCTGAGGCTATTGGTGGCCTCTCTTATAACACAGATGTCACCCGTTCTCGAATGAATGAGGTTGATATCGAAGACGCTCAGCGAGGAGACGTCGTTCTCTTCGACTGGGATTCCGATGGCGTTACCGACCATGTCGGTATCGTCGAAGCGAATCTGGGAGGCGGATGGCTCCAGACGATCGAGGGTAACACCTCGCCGTCTAACGCAGGCTCCCAGAGCGCCGGCAATGGCGTCTACCGTCGTCAGCGGTACTACGGGATCGCCTGTGTCCTTCGACCCAAGTGGTCCGACGAGGATGCAGAGACTACCAGCGTTGGCGCAGATGCCATGAACGATAAGTGGTGGGGTGAGGCTACGACCTACGCCCTCCAGGCGTCCATGGGACTTCCTGCGAACGGCTGGATCGAAGACCAGGATGAGGACAACGAGGAGTACTTCCCGCGTTCCGGCACTGGTTGGGACTGGGTCTCGAACCCGCACGACGGCTCCGACACCATCGCCGAACTTCAGCGGCGTCTCGACATCGACGCGGACGGCATCGCCGGCCCCGATACGGTCGAGGCTCTGCAGAAGCATCTCCAGAATCGTGGACACGATCTGGCGGTTGACGGTTTCTGTGGCTACAGGACCGTGGAATGTCTGCAGTTTGAACTGACCCGAGGAACCTTCTGGGGCTGAGTTCAAAATGGCAGAACTGATTGTCCGGGGCAGCTACTCTAAGACCGAGAGGTGGTTGAACAAGCTAGCCAAAGGTGACATTGTGAGCAATTTGAGCTCACTTGGCCGTCAAGGAGTAGCTGCCCTGGCATCAGCAACGCCATCTAGCACCGGATTGACCGCTCAGTCTTGGAATTATCGAATCAACAAAGGTTCCGGGTATCTCGAGATCGAGTGGTACAACACGAACGTAGTCAACGGATTTCCTGTGGCGGTCGGCTTGCAATATGGCCACGGCACCGGTACCGGCGGTTACGTTCGAGGTATTGACTACATCAACCCCGCGATCAAACCCGTTTTCAAAGAGATCGAAAAAGCCATTGAAAGGGCGGTGAAAGATTGAGTACGTCCATTGAAGATAAGGTTATTAGCCTTAAATTCGATAACGCCCAGTTTTCAAAGGGCGTCATGAGCTCTCAGAAGACGTTGGAGCAACTCAACCGTGCTTTGGAGATGCGGGGTGCCACGAAAGGCCTCGATACTGTCGAGAGCCGAGCCAGTCGATTTAATCTTGGAACCTTGGCGGAAGCTCCAAAAGCAGTCGCTAATGGTTTTAGCGTTATGGCTGGCGCTGCCGCAGTCGCTCTCGGCAACATTGCTTCCAAGGCTATCTCAACCGGTGCAACACTGCTCAACTCGTTTACCATGCAGCCCATCATGGATGGTTTCGGCGAGTATGAGACTAAGATGGGGTCTATTCAGACCATTCTAGCTAACACCGCGGCTAAGGGGACTACCCTGAACCAGGTGACTAGTGCTCTGGATACTCTTAACACCTACGCCGACAAGACCATCTATAACTTCGCGGAGATGACCCACAATATCGGTCTCTTCACGAATGCGGGCCTTGGTGTTGAAGAGTCAGCGTCGATGATCAAAGGCTTCTCGAATGCTGCTGCGGCTTCGGGTACCACGTCATCAGCAGCTGCCAACGCTGCATATCAGCTTTCGCAGGCCTTGTCTGCCGGCACCATCCGTTTGATGGACTGGCGATCACTGACCAATGCAGGTATGGGCAATAAGAACATGCAGGAAGGTCTTATCCAGATCGCGGATGCAATGGGGACTTTGACTGCCGCCGGCACATCTGCTGAAAAGGTTCAGGCGAACTTCAATGACAGCCTTTCCGACGGCTGGCTATCCGCGGATGTCATGTCCAAGTACCTCCAGATCATGGCCGGCGATATGGACGACGCGGCGATGTCTGCCTTGGGTCTTACAGACGCTCAGATCGAGCAGTTCAAGGTTCAGCAGAAGAATGCCGAGGAAGCGGCCACAAAGGTTCGAACCTTCTCGCAGCTGATTGGCACGATCCAAGAGACCATTGGTTCTGGTTGGGCTAAGACGTTTGAGATTCTTCTGGGTAACTTCGATGAAGCGTCGGAGTTGTTCACGAACATCAACAATGTCATTTCCCCAATGATCGATGGTATGTCCGATGCTCGAAACGCCCTACTTCAGGGCTGGGCGGATCTTGGTGGTCGTAAAGACATCATCGATGGTCTGTCGGCGGCGTTTGATACCTTCTCAAGCATCATTTCCACGATTGGGAACGCATTCGCTGAAGTTTTCCCGCCGATTGCAGCCGAAAACCTTAAGTCAATCTCAAACGGGTTCAAGAATCTAATGGATTCCATGAAGCCCAGTGAGACTACCTTAAAGACTATCGGGGGTATCGCCAAGACGGTGTTCGCGGTCCTTAAGACTGGCATCCAGATTGTCGGGGCCGCGTTCAAAATAGCAGGAGCTATTATCGGTGGCGCTCTTTCGTCCATCGCCAAACTATTTGGGGCGCTGCCTACTGATAAAATTGGGGACAGTCTAAGCTCGTTTAGCGATAAACTGGCTAAGTGGAAAGGTGCCGCCGAGGGGGCTAAGACTGCAGTTGAAGTTATCAACAAATTCTTCGACAGTCTTAAGTCCAAGCTCGACAACGTCCGACCCACCCTCGAATCCTTCGGAACTGCGATATCGAACTTCTTCAAGAAGTCTGAGTCGTCCGGAGAAGGAGAGCCATGGATTCTGAAATTCGCCAAAGCATGGCTATCCGCTGTCAAAACGATTGGCGGGGCCATCGCACAAATTTCCCAGGCCATTGGTAATTTCTTCAAGAATGACCTCAACCGGTCGGGGGCTTTGAGCGCGATTTGGGATTCCCTCAAGAGTGCCATTTCCAAGTTCGTCAATTGGATTTCGAATCTCAATCTCGGAAATCTGATAAAGAACGCGGTACAAATCGGTGGTCTAACCGCTGCTTTCGTGGGCATAACCCGAGTCTTGAAGTCTTTCGAGAACATCGGGAAGTCTACCGACGGCGTGCTTAAGTCCATTCAAGGGTTCTTCAACTCTTTCGGTTCTATCGGAAGAGGATTGGGCGGTACTCTGGGGTCTGTTCAAGGTGCGCTCAAAGCATTTGAAGACAACCTCAAGGCCAAATCCCTCATCAAGATCGCAGGTGCCATTGGTATCCTGGCATTGTCCCTTATGGTCATGTCTCTGATTCCACTAACAGCATTGGCGGGATCCGTAGGGGCAATGGGAGCTTCTCTGGCAGCTCTTGTTGGCGGGCTCACCGCGATGGACAAATACGCACATGAACCCAAAAAGGTCATGATGATGGCCGGAGCTCTGCTGATCATGGCGGGCGCCGTATTCGTCATGTCAGTCGCTGCAAAGTACCTTGCTGGTGTCGATACAGGCTCCTTAGCAGCTTCAAGCGCTGCAGTTATTGTATTGCTTGGTGCTATGGTCGCAATGACGAGAGCGATGAACGGCGCGGGGAAGAAGGCTACCAAGAATGTGATGCTGATGCTAGGAATGGCATACGCAGTGAAAATTCTTGCTAAGGCCGTATCTTCCATCGCCGAGATTTCTCCGTCACAGATGGCGGCTAGCACTGCAGTGGTTGTGACTCTCGTTGGAACCATGACTGCTATGACGCGTCTTGTCGGAAAGGGCAAGGGTGCGAAGATAGGTTCACTGGTCCAAATGGTCGGTCTGGCCGTTGCAGTCTATATTCTTGGGAAGACCGTAGCTAAACTTGGATCTCTAGACACGGGGGCTCTCGTTAAGGGCACTGTGGCGACAACCGTGATTATTGGAGCTCTCACTCTATTTTCTCGGCTCGCTAAGATAAAGGGTGGTTTCGGGAAAGCACTCATGTTTGGCGCAATTGCCGGATCAGTCTATCTCATTGGGCAAACGGTTGTTAAACTGGGTAGCCTCGAGCAAAGTCAGTTGCAAAACGGCGTTATAGCAACCATGCTTATCATGGCAGCTATGATGGCGATGGCGAAACTGTCTTCTTCGGTCGGGAATCTAACCGGAGCCTTTTCCGGAGTAGTTTTCTTGGCCATTGCATTTTCGGTCAAGACCATCGGTGACGCTATTGTGCAACTCGGTTCTTTGGATCAGGGACTGCTAATCCAAGGCGGGATAGCCGTAGGTATTATTCTAGGCGCTCTGGCGTTGGTATCAACCCTCATGGCGACCTTGACAAACCCAGCGGATCTAGTTGCCCAGGCGGTACTATGGATCGCTTTGGCAGCCACGATGTATATCATCGCATCGTCGATTGCCATGCTGGCCGAATACCCTTGGGAAGGCATTGCAGTCGCAGTCGCCGCTCTTCTAGGCGCCATGCTGGGTATGGCGTTGATTTCAACGCTTGCTCAGGGGAGCGCCGCGGGAGCAGCGGCCATGCTCATATTGTCGGTAGCTGTGATCGCGCTTGCAGCGGGTCTGGCTATTCTTGCCGGGATAGGACTCGAAGGACTGGCTATCGCTATCGTAGCGCTGGCGGTCGCACTCGGTGTTCTGCTCCTTGCAGGACTACTTGCACAGATGGTGGCGCCGGGCTTGGCAATCCTTGCCGTGGCAATCTTGGCTATCGGCGCAGCATGTTTGATGGCCGGCGTGGGTGTACTTATGCTCGGAATTGGCATGAGTACTCTAGTAGCGGCTCTCATAGCCGCCAGTGCTGTTAGCGGATCCACAATCCTCAAAATGGCAGCCGGTTTGATGCTGTTTGCAGCCGCAGGTTTGATGGCAGCACCAGCAGCCGTCGCGCTTGGTGTAGCCGCACTCGCTCTGGGTGCCGGATTGGCACTTGCTGGCGTCGGTATGAAGGTTCTGTCTTCAACCCTACCCCAGTTCATCAACGCGGTGAACCAAGGTAGCAATATCGGTGTGACTGCAACTGCAAAGCTAACAGCCGCGATTGCAGCCATCGGTGTCGCAGCCACCGCCGCAGGGCCTGGTATGCTGATGCTTGGAACTGGTCTTTCTCTGGCCGGTGTGGGACTGATGGTCTTGTCTGCTTCTGGTGCTGTGGCCTCGGCGGTTCTTCCGCTATTGGGCATGGCATTTTCTCTAGCAGTCTCCAAGATCACCGCCGCATTGAATCAGCTGAACCCAGCAGTTACGAGCTTCTCGACCAATGCAACCTCGATGACAACCACGGCGAACAGCTTGAATTCGTCGGTCACTTCTGCGTTCAACGGCATGAATACTGCAATCACAGCATGTATTCCGACGCTTATGGCGGCGTGTGTCATGTTCCAGAACATTGGGCCGTCTGTCGTTAGTAATATTTCGACAGGTATCGCAACCGCGACACCGCAGGTCCAAATTGCCATGACAAACCTCGTGATGACGATATTTACCACATTCGTCTCACGAATCGGCATGGGACAGCCCATGGTCTATGCCGGTATGTTGTCACTGGCGTCACATATTAGTCTCGCGCTTTCCCGTGTGACTAGTATGGTCAGTTCGTCCATCAAGACTCTGGTCATGAACATGACTAGTGCGCTCTCGTCGGGTCTCTCGGCCATGGCTTCGTCGCTTTACGGTCCTGCCACACAGGTGGGTTACTGGATCGCGCAGGGCATGAACGATGGGCTTGCGAATCAGCGTGGCGCTTTGATGGAACGAGCACGAGCTGTGGCTGCTGCAATGGTCCAAGCGGCCAACGCAGAGCTTCAAATCCACTCTCCTTCACGAGTCTTCAAGAAGACCGGCTACTGGGCCGCAAAAGGTTTGGAAGTCGGCTGGGCGGAGACCGCCGTGTACGCAGTGGATGCAGTCACTCGTACAGCAGAGGACTTCGATAAGGCCTTCAAGGACATTATCGAGTCGATCGACGTGGATGATATCTCGGATGACTTCAGTCCGGTCATCACCCCCGTACTTGACCTCTCCGAGGTCAAAGCGAGTGCTGACGATCTCCGTTCAATGTTCGGAAACGAATCCTTCGGCAACGTTCAACGCGCTGCTTCCGGAATCGGCACCCGAACTTCTGATCAGAGTAGTCAAAATGGCAGTGGAAAGACTGTCATCTTCAACCAGTACAACACGTCACCCAAGGCTCTGTCGGCGACAGACATCTATCGCCAGACAAAGTCTTCGATCTCCAGGATAGCAAGAGTATGATTTACAAGATCATAGCCACTAACCAGAAAGGCGACAGCGTTGAACTGGATTTGGCGGATCCCTGGGCCGGAGGCATCGCAGTTGTTGGTGCTTCCGGCCTCGGGCCGTCCGAGGGTACTATCAACATGGTGGACTTTGCCACCGCAGATGGTGCTCTGTTCAACTCATCGCGTATTCAGTCCAGGGAGATTCAACTGAATCTCCAATTCCTTGGTAACGACATCGAGGCAGTCCGTCACAAGCTCCTGCGGTACTTCCGTGTGAAGCACCAAATCATTCTGGACTTCGTGACAGATACCCGGCAGAGTTATATTGTCGGCTATGTCGACAAGAACGAGATCGATATTTTCAGTCAGAAGGAAGGTTCGAATCTCACAATCAAGTGCCCGAATCCGTTCTTCCGTCTTAGGGACCCGGCAAAGGGTATGAACACTGTCCGGTTCACCACTGCAACGCCAACATTCGAATTCGTGTTCGAGGATCCCCAACCGGATTCACCTACACTGATGTTCGGCGCGATGACGCCAACGGGCGAAACTGTCATAAACTACGAGGGCGATGCGGACACCTCAACCGTGATTGATATTCAGTTCCTCGGACCTGCGCAGGGAATCAAGTTGTTTAACACGACAACTCAGTCTAAGATCAACATCGACACCAACGAGATTGCCCGTATTTTCGGATCGGCAGTTAAAGCCGGAGACCGAATCTCAATTTCTTCTGCTGTCGGTGATAAGCATGTTAAGGCCTATCGAGACGGTAAGGTTTATAATGCCCTTAGCGCCCTTGACAAGGACTCGGCGTGGGTATTTCTGACTCCAGGAGATAATATGATCACAGTTCGAGCAGATTCAGGAATTGACAACGTTTCTGCCATGATCACCTTCGAAAACCTCTACGAAAGCATCTAACATGGAATTCCGGGTACTTGACGAAGAATTCACGCAGGTGCATGTCTTAGACGTTTTCGACAGTGCCATTTGGACGGACCGGTTTTTCGAGGCTGGCGACTTCAAGATCAAGCTGCCGTTGACGTCTGACAATTACCAATATGTCACAGTGGGACGATACGTTTGGAATTCTATGTCTGATCGTATCATGATGATCGAGAAGATCGTTATCGAGTCGTCTTCAGAAGAAGGCTCTATGATGACCATTTCTGGTCGGAGTCTCGAATATCTAATGTTCCGTCGTATTGTCTGGGGGCAGCGTCGGTATCAGACCAACCTCCACAACGCCATCAAGACAATGTTGATGGAGAACATGATCACTCCGTCCGACGGGGCGAGGGCCATGTCTTGGCTGACCTTCGAAGACAATCCGGATTCGAAACTCTCCAGTACCCAGGTAGACGTACAGTACACGGGTGATAATCTGTATACTGCTGTCACCGAGCTTCTGGAAAAGCATCATGTGGGAATTGCATTCCTATATGACGGTCCCGGTCAGATCCGAATTCGTCTAGAAGCAGGGATCGATAGATCCTACGCTCAGACCACGAACCCATTCATCGTATTTTCTCCGAAGTTCGATAACCTGATCTCAGGTCGCTTCGCCTCAGACATCACAAACATGAAGACTGTCGCTCTCGTCGGCGGCCCCGGCGAAGGTAGCGAGAGAATCTACGAGACTGTGAGTCGAGGAGCTACGGGCGGATGGAATCGTAGGGAGCTCTTCATCAATGCGTCTTCTATCCGTGACAAGGATGACGATGGCAACACCATACCAGAATCCACAGTCCGTGCAAACCTTCGCGAAGAGGGATCCACGAAACTCGGTCTGTCCGCAAATCAGCATCTCATCGAATTCGACGGTGAGACCGCAGAACACACGATGTATACCTACGGCGTTGACTACCGTATCGGTGACATCGTACAGATCCAAGACGCAAACGGATTTAATATCCCGACTCGCCTCGTCGAATTCATCCAATCTCACGATCGATCTGAAGTAAAGTTCTACCCCACATTCAAGCAAGATAGTAAGAAGTAAGGAGGTTCAAAATGGCAGTAACTTCGGGATTCTTCAACAGTGTAAACGGCGATAGGAAGTACTCCGCTGAGCAATTTGGCTCCATCTTTGATGGTGTCATCGTTGACGGTATTTTCTACGCCGTCGGCGGTCAGTTTCGGGTTGTCCCCGCTGGTGGAAACACCATCGAGGTAGCATCTGGGCGTGCTTGGTTCAAGCATATTTGGATCTACAATGACGCCCCACTACGTCTCGAGGCAGTTCCCGCAGATGTTCTGACTAACCGCATCGACACAGTTATTATCGAGGTGGACACTCGCACTCAGAACCGGAGGGCGTCTATCCGCATCGTCGAGGGTGAACGAGCATCCACTCCTCGACGCCGCGCCATGGTTCGTGAGAGTGGTGTCTACCAGTATCCCATCGCGGATATTTACCGATCCGCCGGTGACACTAAGATCGAGACTCGAGCAATCACATACCTAGGCGGCACGGGTGACACACCTTGGGTAACTGGTCCTCTCAAGACCATCGATGCAACGGATATTTTCGACCGTTGGGATCGAACCATGAACGAGCAGAAGGATGCCGCCAAGAACGCATATGATGCGGCAGTTAACGACATGCGAAACCAGGCATACGGTCTGTTAAATGACATCACCGGTATGCTTGGCGGAGACGCGCTCTCTGCAATGGCTGCTCAGATCATCGAACTCAAGCAGCGTCTTGGCGATGACTCCAGCGGTACTGTCCGCTTCGATACTATCGAAGATCATTCTGGAAATTCGATTCAGGACGGAAACGGACAGCCAATCCTAGGCAAGATCGTCTACAGGAAGGTGTAATATGGGACGAGTACGAGACCTCCCCAAGGCCACTGTGCTTGGCGCGGGCGACTATATTCTCATTGATGGCCCTACGGGCACCCGTGCCATTCCGGCTGATAAGGTTGGGGGTAAGGGCAGCGCTCCCAATCCTGCAGGGGTGTTCAACTGGGCGCAGCTCATTCGACCTGGTAATACCGAGCAGCGCAATACGATTGTTCGTAAGGAAAACCTGGGGACGTTCAACGGCACGGTTGTCACCTCTCTGAACAACCACCAGTACAACAATATTTTCCTTGGGGATTATTGGGATCTCCCGAACGTCGGCAAAATCGTAGTCGGTAGCTTCAATATGGCTCCGGGGGTTTCTTCAGACCACGTTATCCTGGTTGTGATCCCATACGGTACGGTGCGTCGTAGTGGCGGTACTGCCGCGAACGAGGCTAACGAGATCGGAACCCTGATCCAGAACACGCCTACACTTGCCGGCATGAACACCAAGACATCGCTGATCCTTCGCCCGGGCATTAAAAACCCGATGCCGTCAGCATATTTCCCTCTCACGCTTGCCGAGATGGGGATTCCATATCCGGTCGACGTCGGCGAGACGTATATTCCACTGCCTGGAATCGAGTCTCATATGCCAACGGGCATCACCACGGCAAGTCGAAACAGTTCTGGGCTGCTTGGCGTTGGCACTCCGCGAGTCATCACGGCAGACCAGAACACCCCAATCATCACAGGAATAGTGGTAGGATAACATGGCAAAATTTGACGCATATCCCAAGGCAGACACTCTGCTCCCTGACGACCTATTCATCACGGATGGCACCCGTGGCACGAAGACTGTTAAGGCAGAAGACGCCCTCTACAAGATGCTCGAGTCCCTCCCTCGGATGCATCGCACCATCTGGCGAGGGAAGAATCTCGGCTCTCGATACACCTCTCAGCAGGCTGCAGCAGTGGCTAACGGTACCCTCACTGATATTTGGCTGGGAGATTACTGGGAGTCTGATGGTATCCGATGGACTATCGTCGACTTCGAGGTCGCTAACGCAGCAATGCAGGACATGCCTGCGACATATCTCACGATCATGCCGCACAAGACAGTCGGGATTGCAGAGTATATCCAAAGCGATGACCAGAACCCGTCGATGGACGAAACCCACATTTATCGAAACATCGATGAATGGCAGCTGTACAAGTTCGAGGGGGTATTTGGTCGCGATCATATTCTCGAGCATTTGGTTTCCTTTGAGGGGCGTTTCGAGGATTCCTCTTGGGAGACCATGAACACCGCCGGTCCTCATGACATTAAATACCTCAAGAGGAAGGTCTGCCTGCTCACAGAGGTCGACTGGTTCGGCTGCCGGCAGCTCGATGCTCGCGTTTCTCAGCAGTGGGCGTTGCATACCAGCTCCACCAAGCAGTTTGCAGCATTCCGCTACGGTTGGGCGCCCATCCTTCCTGAGGATCGTGCTGTGTGGCTGCACTCCCGTCCGTCGCGACGTTATTTCGCGTGTGTGAAGCGAAACGAAGGTATCGTCATGGACCTCGGAACGAAGCAGATGGGTATGCTGCCTTACGCACTTGTCCGATGATACTACAGAAAGGCCACTATGAGCGTATGGACCGAAGCTCTAATTGCGATAACAGTGGCTCTTGTTTCCTCCAACGGTCTCTGGCTGTATTTCAGCAAGCGATCCGACAGGA